CCTATGGATTTTGTGGAAAGTACCAGCCGGAATGTCCAGATACAAAAAGACAGAGATCCTTATGATAGTGACGAAATCCATTATTTTCTAAAAGTTCCTGCATCCCGTTCCAGAGGAGAGAAATATTTTGGGGATAAAGGTTTAAAAGAACTTGTTTACGAGGGGATCTTTGAGGTTAGAGGTGATTGGATGGTCGGAAGATTTAATGAGTCAAATCTTATGAATGTGCTCAATTATCTTCAGGCCAGATATGGTGAAACATTTGAGGTAAGGGCAGATAAGATCCAACATAATGAATCAAGTCAGGCCAGCGCTCTTAATATAATCCATGAGTTTGATAGGGCCACTAAGAAGGTAAAAGGTACGGGAGCGGTTCATCCAGACAGGGAAGTAAAGGGATCGAAGGGTAAGGCCGATATGAGTAAACGTATTCAACCAGAACCTATAATTGGAGAAACACCTAAAAAGCTTTGGCAGATCGAAAAGGATTTTGGCGATGCCGTTGGTCAGAAAATATTCTGGGATCGTCCAGCAAGTAGGAGAGCCGCAGCGTCATATACTCCGTCCCTGGGTAAGTTAGTTATGAAGAAGATGTTCATGACGCAACTTGATATAGCAGCTCATGAATTAGGCCATAGACTTGATGATATGTTCGGGTTAGTCGGACCAGAGGCCCAGCCCATGTTTCATGTTTACCAGCCAGAGTTAAAAGAATTGTGGCAATTTGGTAGTAAACCACCGAAAGGACATCCAAATCCACTCCAGTATCAAATGGCAGAGGGGGTAGCAGAATATTTCCGGGCCTTTATGGTAAATCCAAAGGAAACAGTAAGAAGGTATCCTCAATTTTCAAAATGGTTTGAAGCAAGAGTAAAAACTGCAAGTCCGAAGATATGGGATGCAATGATACAGTTTGGCCATGATATCCGGGTATTTCATGGTGCAAAGGCATTAGATCAGATTATGGCTAATGTTAAATACAATCGCGAGGGCAAACAGGAAACTCCCTGGGGTTGGACCAGTTTATTTAAACCTACTACAAAACAGGGCGATTTTGCTATAACCATGTTTGATGTCTTTGCTGCAAAGATGATCAATGCTAACAGGGCAATAGAGAAAGCTTATCGATGGGCATTGGCACAGTCAGGTAAGGATTTGAAGGATCCTAAAGACGTACCTCCGGATGAGAATTTTATTATACTTTCTCATTTACTCTTAGGATCGATGGATAAGATAGGGGATATCTTCCAAAATGGAATGGTAAATATCAAACTGGATAGGATTATAGATCCTATTACCGGGAAACCCATAAGTCTTCCCTGGAAATATGAATCCCTTCCTGATTATAGTATTCCGGAGATGGAGAAGTTCCGTCAGGAAGCATTGGGATATATGGTAGCCGAGAGGATAGTTGAGGCTATTTGGAAGTTTGGGGCGAAACAGGTTCGATTGGATCTGGAGAATTTTGATAGTATGTTGCCACCTCTGGAGATATTAAAGAAGTATCCTCATATCTATGCGAAATACATGCCTAAAATTTTAAGAATAGTAGATAAAATAGATAAGGGTGAGTTGGATCCGGATAAAGTCTGGCTTCCAGAGGATAGATATAATTTCGATTCTGCAATGATTATAGGAGTTGGTCAGGAAACGTTTACTGATCTTAATGTTGCAAAAAAAGCTATTGCAGATCTTGAATCTATAAAAGAATCTGATCCTATAAAATATAAACAATATAAAGAATATGGACGACGTCACAGGATGATAAGCATCCATGCAATAAGATATGCACACGAAGGAGGATTGATGAGTGATAAACTTTATGAACTAATAACAGAAGAAGATCTCCATTATATCTCATTGCATCGATATTTCAGAGAGACAGGACCAACTGATCAGGAAATACAAGGATTTGGTGAAATGTTTTCGGTAGGCAGGGATAGTAAGGGATTTGAAGGCAAGTTACATATTCATGCATTAAAAGGTAGCGCAAGGCCTATTGTAGATCCGGACCTGATCCAGATGGAGGCAATCTACTCTTTGGTCCATAATACAGATAAGAACATTGCGTTAAGAAATTGGGTGCTGGCGTTTACTGGAACCAGGGAACATTATGCAGGAGAGCCCCAGCAGATTGCTGATATAGGATATATAGTTAAGGGTCCCGGAGCGCATACTATAAAGTTCTATGTTGCTGGGACATCTATGTATTTTAAGATACAGGATCCCCATGTCTATCGAGGCATAATGCAATTGGGTAATTCTCCGGTATTGACTAAATGGGTTACTGCTTTGCCAAGAATCCTCAGAAGTGCAATAACTCATTCTCCAGCCTTTGCAATTAGGAATATGATGAGAGATTTCATGAATACTATGATGATCTCAAATACTAAACCTATTGTATTAAAATCTGCTATCAGTGGAAAAGATCTCGATCTTGCCGGGATGGGTCAGTTCGGTTATCATATCCGGGATAAGATAAGTTATTACAGAATGCAAAGAGAATGGATGTTCAAGCATTCAAAAGATCCAAAAAAATATTTCATGTCATTTAAGACACTGGTAGAAACCAACTGGGATAAACTTGAACATTTTATGAGTTATTCTGAAAAATCAGTTAGACTACTTGCAGCAAAAGCAACATATAATAAACTGGTTGCCGGGGGAATGGATCCTTATGAGGCCTTATTGCAATCAGCTTTTGAGGCAAGAGATCTTTTAGATTTTCATGTCGCAGGGGAATGGATGAGGACGATCACTCAGGTCATACCTTTCTCTAATGCCGGCATTCAGGGAATGGCTAAACTAATGAGATCTGTCAGGGATAATCCCAAAAAAGTTCTTACCTGGTGGGCATTCATAGCTGTATTACCTTCAATAGCAAACAGCATTATGATATCAATGCTGGACGATGATACTATTGATGAGTATAAACAACTTCCTCCCTATCAGAGAGATATGTTCTTTAATATTCCACTTGGTAATGGTCACTGGCTTACAATACCAAAACCTTTTGAATTAGGATTTCTTTCTTCTGGGATTCAGAGGATTTTTGATAAACATGTATTGGGAGATGATGCCGGAATCAATGAGGATTGGTTTAAACTTGGTTATAATATGTTATTCCCATTTGATTTTGCTGGTATTACTGGTGGTTTTGCCGGGGTTGTCCATGCCTTAACAAATAGAGATTTTTTTCGTAACAAATGGATTATACCACCTGATGAGGTAGATATCTCGATTGTTGCAAGAAATACAGAAAGAGCAACTAAGTTGGGGCAGATGCTTCAGGAAGGATCCAGAGTTTTCTCAAGGAAAGGGGAACCTACACTTGATGCAAGGAAAATTGATGATTTTATACAGTCCCAGATCCCTTATTACGGAAGTTATTTCCTTAAAGCTTCAGAAGCAATAAGTGGGGGGGCCAAGCAAAGATCCATGAAGTTCGATTGGACAGATCTGGGAATTGTTAAGGCATCGCCTGTCTATAATGCGGAAGACGTACAATGGGTTCTGAAAACAGCCAAGAGGTATAAGTTACAGAATGTAACAGATATGGATGTCCTTAATTCTCTTATCCGAGTTTATTTCTCAGAAGAAGTACAGGCCGATGAGAGTAAGATAATCGCAGCAGGTAAACAGGTTCGGGATTGTGCAACTATCATAAGAAAGAAATGGGATCTTCCAGAAGTGAACTTTGCGAAAATGTATGAGGAAGCTCAAGAAATTAAAAAATTGAAGTAAATTTGATAATCTATTAAGTCAATAGCAATGGCAATCAATCAGAAGGACAGAGAAGAAATACGCACGATGCTCCATGAAGTTATCGATCCATGGCAAAAGGGTAGAGAACAGACTGATAGATTAATGAATATAAGCTTGAACAATATTGATCATCATTTAGATAAACTTAATAGCAAGGTTGCGGAACATGAGAAGACAATTAATATTCATCTTCCTCATACTGTTCAGCACTGTCCCCAAGTAGAGATTATTGAGAAATTAAAAGACAACATGATCAGTGGAAAAACTATCCGTAATACTATTATAGGAAGTATCGGCCTTTGTGGAACCTTATTCGGAATGTTTTTTATTATTTATAAAGTATTTATTGAAAAATCACCATGAATGATAAGATTCTTTTGATACTGATAGAGAGATATTCATATACGGCCCAAACATCCCTGGGACGAATGTTCTTTTTATATGAAAAGCAGTTTGTCACAGATCCTCCCCAGCCGATTAAAGTTTATTTTGGCAATACCCTTGAAGATACTGTGCGTCCGGAGAATATAAAGGTCTATGGTGAAACAGCCCTGCCCGGTGGTCTGGAGTGCGATGTTTCCTTATTTGAAAATGATCACTATAAAAAGACTATTATATTTCATACAGAACCGGATAAGGTTACTATTAAGGCCGGGATCCTAAAGTGGGTAGGATGTCTTGCCCATGGAGGACAGACACATAAGGATACGGCTGGTTGTGTGATTGTAGCACATTCTATTATAGACAAGGATACAGTTCAGGGATCACTCAAGGATGATCTTCGTAAGTTTATAGAGGAAAAAATGAATGAAGGATATAAGATTAAAGCAAGATTTGTAAACCTAAACCAATTACAGTAATTATGAAAAAGTCATTATTTATTCTAATCGTGCTCATTTGTACCAGTTGTGGTTGTATGCTTTCTCAAATACCTCCACAAAAGATTTATGCTACCGTAAGTTGTAATGCAGCGCTACCGGATTATAAATTAAAGATTACGGCATCGGATAACTGCGAGATTGCAACATTCGTTCAAACTCCGGCGCCAGGTTATCTTTTAACTTCGGCCAATAAGGTTGCTACTGTAGTCGTAAAAGCTACGGATGCCAGTGGTAATTTTCAGCAGGTATCATTTACGGTTACTTTGCTGGATACCATAAAACCAAAACTTACTATTGACCCTACGCTTCTTAGTTATCAAATGCAACAGGTTAAAGACATATATAATTTTGGTGATAGGTTGATATTTGGTCAGGAACAGAATTTTTATGCTCAAGCATGGATCGATAGTGTGCCGGGATTAAGAACAGCCCTTGAGGATTCATCCTATTTTAAGAAAACAATGCATACATGGACTCCAAGGGGATGTTTCACGTTAAATCCTTCTGATTCACTTGCCTCAAGATGGTTTACTTTTTATGACCCAGATATAGATACAGTATTAATTCCACGAATAAAATTTTAAAACTATGCAATTTTACTTAGCTGTTCTTTTAGGTTGCCTCATTTACATTGGATTCCAATTAAACGGGGTATTAGTCAATCCGGAATTTAAGTGGTCGATTTTTATAAAGACCAATGTAATTCCGATTGCGCTCAATCTTCTTATTGGATTTGCCCTGGTGTATATTAGGTCAGATCTGGTTAATATTTATCCTATGACAATGCTTACTGCAATGTTTCTGGGATTCTCCGGACAAGGTATTTTTAAGAAACTTCAAAACGCCTTTGATAAAAATACCGATACTTATATTGGTGTAAAGTAAAGAGTATGTTCGCAAAATTTAAGTGGATAATCGCCGGCACGGGGGTTGTAATTATCTTTGTGCTGGCAATTACCCTTCAACTTGAACATAAAGGCAAGTTAAGGGAGAAAGCAGATCGGATCCGGCTACAGAAGAACCAGAACCAATTAACCCAGGAAAAGGCTGAATTAACAACACTGGTCCTTAAAACGAATGAGGTGACAGGGATTATCAAGCATGAGAGAGATAGTCTTGCAGAGGCCCTCAGAATTAAGCCAAAACAGATAATTAAATATGTTGACAGGTTGGTTTTCCAAACAGAAACTATTCCGAAGATTATTCCTGTATATAAACCAAATGATTCAACTTACTACATAAGCGATATTGATACTTGTTTTACTTACGAAGGTATCGCCATTATTGAAAATGATACCATGACATTTAAAAGGACATTATTTGACTATCATAATAATATTATTGATGCATACTTCTGGGATCGTAAATGGTTCTTGGGTAAGAAGAAATTCTACCAGGTAGCAAAAGCTCAATGCGGAGGAACAAAAACTAAGCAGATCGAGTTTATTAAGAAGTAAAGCTCATACGCAGAAATTCAGGGGGATCCAACAAAGATCCCCTTTTTTATTCAAAAATATTTGCGAAAACATTTGTTTAAGACATATCTATAAAGTAAATTTGTAAGAAAATATATTAAAAATGGATGCATCAATGCTTGGTTTAATTTCAAACATCGAGTGTAAATTCGTAAAGACGGATCCGGCGCTCATAGACAGTCTGGCAGAAGCAAGGAAAATCACACCTGAACTTGTTAAAAAGTGTACCAGGTATAACGTTTTCACTGTACAGCAGTTTTCAACCTTAACAGGTTTAGATGTTTCAACTATTCATAATCTCACACGGCCCTCTGTAATTGGGGAAGAAGTAGGCACAAAGTTGAACTATTGTTATCCTTTCCCCGATAACGATGGGCGTGGACCAAAATTTATTATTCGAGACGAGAAAAGCGAGAAATATCTGAAAGCATGACATTTGAGGATTTAGGAATACATACCAAATCTGGTAGATCAAGGTATTATACTATTTGTCCTCATTGTAATGAAAGCAGAAAGAAGCACAAGGATGTGCCATGTCTTACTGTAAATGATGAGCCGGGCAATAGATGGTATAAGTGCCACCATTGCGGATTTAGTGGAAATCTTGACTTACTGGATAAATTTAAAACGGTTTCTGAAAAGAGTAGGATGCCGAAGGAACTACAGAAAACCTATTCAAAAGAAGTTAGAGAGTATTTACAAAAAAGGGGGATCGATTCCAGAATTGCTATGAAGGAGAAGGTGTTTGAATATAACATTGGTCAGAAACCTATTTTGGGATTCCCCTTTTATATTAATATGACATTGGTGAATGTAAAATATTTCAATCTCAGATGGACGCCCGGAGAAGATGATATGAAATGGTGGCAGATGAATAAGGAGTATGGCACAAGATCTATCTTCCTGGGTATGCAGTCAATAAGTTTTGAAAAGAATGAAGAAATTGCGGAGAAGAAAACTATAATCATTTGTGAGGGGGAATGGGATTGGCTTACATGGAAACAATGTGGTTATAATAATGTGCTAAGTGTTCCTATGGGTGCTCCTAATCCAAAGGCAAAGAATTTTGAACATGAGTTTGATTATGCCAATGATCCTTATGTTCAGAGTTTCTTCCATGAAGAAAATGTAGATCAGATAATATTCTCAACCGATAATGATGGTCCCGGGAAATTTCTTAGAGATCACCTGGCCTTATTCTTTAAGAAGGAACGATGTAAGTACATTAATTATCCAGTAGGTTATAAAGATATCAATGATGTTTACAATGGAAATGCAAAATTAAACCTTCCTCCACTGGGTCAAGAGGGCGTAGATACTTGCTACCAGAATCTTTCTTCATTCCCGGTTAAGGGTGTTATCAGGCCAGCAGATGTTAAAGAAGAATTGGAGATTTATGCAAAGGATGGTTTTACAAAAGGCCTTGGGATTAACATTGATTATATTGATAGACTATTCACATTAAAACCAAAGCATATAACTTTTGTTACTGGAGTTCCCGGATCCGGCAAGTCGGTTTTCATAAGATGGTATCTTGGGGAATTTGTCCGTTTTAATGCAGACAAGAATATTAAGTGGGCCATGTTTACTCCAGAAAACAGACCTGTGGCCAGAGAGTATGCAAGATTGGCAGAGGTTTTGGCCGGACAGAGCTTCCAAGAAGGAAGGAGTAATTCGATGGTTCCTGATATGAGAAAGAAAACCATGGAATTTATATCAGAGCATTTCTTTATAGTTTCTCCAGACAGAAATAATTTTGAAACATGGGGAGAAAAGGTTAAAATTAACAGGATAAATACCCTTGAATCCATTCTGCAGTATTTAGTTTATCTCAAAAAGACAGAGAATATTTTCGGTTATGTTATTGATGCCTGGAACAAGATTGAACATGAGCAACCAAAATACATGACTGAAACATCTTTTATATCTCAACAACTCGATTACTTAGTAAATTTTAATGACACATACGATGTTCATGGAATAGTTATAGTCCATCCCAGAAAGATAGACCAGCAGGGATTGAATTTTAAAATGCCATCATTGTATGATGTTAAGGGGTCCTCCGCTTGGAAGGAGAAAGCAGATATCGGCATCGTTGTACACAGGTATAAAAATAAGAAAAGGCCAAGCGGAGAGATACCCCCTAATGCTGATGAGGACGACAAATATGTAGTTGATCGATATGCTCCAACAATCATAAGAACAGAAAAAATCAGATTTGAGGAGATTGGCATTGAGGACCGGGTTAAGCTTTCTATGGATTTTAAAAAAGGAGGAAGATTTTTCCGATATGAGGATCCGAAAAAACCACCTCCAGAACCCATTAAGGGGAAATTAAATCCTATTATTCCTGATGATGATGTTTTTCCTGGGGATAAAAAAGAAGATGATTTACCATTTTAAAAATTAATATATGGAAGAACAGGGTATTGCAGTTTTAATATTGCCAGATAAATTACCCGAAACTACAAAAAGCGGGTTAGTGATACCAAAGACAGTTAAGGAACAACCCCAGACGGGCCTGGTTGTAGGGTGTGGACCCGCCTGTACGGAAGTAAGAATTGGAGATAAGGTACATTTTAAGAGAAAGTCTGCAAGTCTGGCAATGATTAATGAGGTAGCACACTATTATATAACCGAAGATAAGATACTTTATATTGAATAGTTATGATTAACAATTGGGAATTTGCAAGGGAACTTGATCAATTCAAGTTAAAAGTTATAGATCCGCAGGAGAAAAGGACTGAGGAGGCCTTAAAAATTATGACGGATCTAAATTATAAATGGGAAAGTGTTGATCAGAAAAAAGCAGGACAGGCAAAGCTTGATAATTATCGAATATGGCTGGATTTTTATAATAAACATTATTTATTGGGAAAGAAACTTGTGGACCAGCATGAAAGGCTTGTTGACGCCTTGAGTAAATGGTATGACACATGGTATAAGAATATCAGTAACGAAGGCAAGCAGGAGATAGAGATCATGCAGATCCAGGCTGATATGATGAACGAGATCTTTGGGGAGATATATAAGGCATTACAACCATTAAATTTAGATATTAAACCACCAAAAGCATTAAATCTATGAATGACATCGCAAAAAAAGCTACAACAGACCGGTTCCTGAAGGCACTGGAGAAAGAAGGACTTTCAAAATCAATAGCAGGTTCAAATATTGGCCTGATACCAGTACATGTATCCTATCTCTTTAATGAGAAATACTGGAGCAGACTTGGAGAATACTATTGGGGTAAGGTATTAGATTGGGCAAATAGTGGATATTCGCTTAATGAGTATCCAAAGCATCATCCAGAGGCAGCGTTAAAGCCAAAAGCCGAAATAGATCCCGTAGCGGCTGGTCTATGGCAAAAGACTGTGGATAATGTAAAAACTTCTGAAAGAATCGCAGAGGTTTTCCCAGCAAGTGAACCTGAGATTGATTATGATCAAATAAAAAAGAAATTTCAGGCAGAAGCAATAAAAGAGTTCATAAATAACAATTCCACAAAGGTTATAACAAGAAAAAATCGGAGTTTTTATTTTATGCCATTTTGGTTTCTTAATACAGAAACAGATCGATTAGAACTTTATAGTCTTGGGAATCTCCCTGAAGACCTTAAAGAAGCTATTAATTTACTTAGAAGCGAATAAATGAGAAGTGATTTACAGATTACCAGAATACCCGAACATACACAGGAATGGTATGATTTCCGAAAAGATGGAATCGGCGGATCTGAAATAGGAACTGTTTTGGGTCTTAATAAATATGATACAGTAGTTCGGGTATTTCATGAGAAAGTAGGAACCATTGAGCCGAGAAAGGAAGATAATGAAAAGATGTTCTGGGGCAGAGAGTTAGAGGATAAGATTGCAGAGATATGGAAATGCTATGATGGAACTAAAGAGGGTTATCTGGAAAATCATAAGAACGGTAAAATAGTAAGAGATTGTAGAAATATAAATGGGTATGTTGTCAATCCTAAATATCCTTGGTTATTTGCATCCCTTGATAGGGTTATGAATATTAAGGGGGGAATTAATCTCATAACTGGTGCTCCACTTCTTAATGAAGGAGTTCTTGAGTGTAAAACATTGTCGTATTGGGGAGCACAAATCTGGCAGGATGGTATCCCGATCTATTATCTGGCACAGGTACATCAATATATGATAATTCTGGAATCTGATTATGCAGAGATTGCAATACTACAAGACGGTAATGATTTTCGTGTAGAGAAGATCCCCAGGGATGATCTTTTATGTGAAAGGATTATTGAGATCTCAAAAATGTTCTGGGAGAATAGGGTCCTGCCAGCTAAAGAAGCTTTCGCAAAAAGACAGATTGCGGAAATACAGAGAAATTTATCTGAGATTGAGAAATACGATGCGATCATTCAAAGGCATGAACCAGAACCAGACAGATCAGAGGCTTACAAGGAATTTATGGAGGAACGTTTCCTGAAAGAGAGAGAGGTTATTCAGGGTAATATATTACAGTATGATCTTTGTAAAAAAGATACACTTTTAAGGAAAATATCCGGAAGGATAGATGAGGAGCGCACGGGTATAAAAAACATGCTCTTAAAATTTCTTAGTCAATACGGAGCAGAAGTTATTGATTTTGGCAAGCTGGGTAATGCTACCTGGAGTGAACGCAAGGGTGCGAAGAATAGAACTTTTGCTGTCCGGATAAAAGAAAATCCCACCGAGGATCAGATTGAAAATGAGTTTAGAAAAATCAATCTTAAAGCATATTAATAATTTAAAGTCATGTACTACAAAAAGGTAATCGAAAAACAAGATGAGTTATTACTACATCTTATTGGGTTACTATCGGTATATGGATGTAAAAGTTTATTTGCACCCAATACAATAGCAGCAAGACTTAAATCCGAACTCACAGAATTAAAGAAACTTCTTCCAGTCGAACAGCCAATGTATGAGAAAGACTTTGTGGAGTGGATGTGGTTTGGCAGTCATCAAATCAGACAATACTTTTTTAATGCAGAGAATAAATATAAAGATTTCTATAATGATATTGATCATACTATTTATACTCTTGACGAACTACATACTTATTGGGAAATTAACATTAAAGAGAAATGATATGTGTAATTGTACCTTTTGCCGGAATTATCATAAATACAGATGGGCTAAAATAATAGAATGTAAATGTGGATGCCATACTGATTCACAACCATTAGGGCATGACAGTCTATGTTGCGAGTTTCCTAATGGTAAAAGGAAAGACAACCCATATAAAAAACTCCTGCCTGCTGAAGTTTATAATAAGAGAATTAATCAATGGGAAACAGAATGTGATGTCCCGCTAAAGCAAATAACTAAATAGATATGTTATTAATGTGTCCAAACTGTAATGCCATTTGGGGCATGGAAGAAATTGACGAGCAATATTGTGGTGCTTGCGGTTATCCCGATCCCGATGAGAATGATATATTTCTTGATCAAGATATTGATGAAATTGATCCTGATTTTTATAATTCTGATAATAACTAAATAAAGAGAGATGAAACAAAACTACCATTTAAATTGTGATAAATGCGGTCAAACCTATTGGAGCAATGAAGGTTTTCCAGAACCTCAATTATGTTATAATTGTAGCAAACCCACTTACAACCCTAATCCACCAATAGGCAGTACAACTGATTTCAAGGTTGGGCAGCCCACCAAAGCTGAAGCAATGACACGGGACGATCTCCTGGATGCAGAGGAATATATTTCTGACAAGATGATTAATTCATCAAATTCTGCTGACTGGAATGATATTTGGGAAAATCAGACATGGCTGTTCCATGAATTGATTGCATGGGTTGGATCATACGCATCTCGGCAATCCCCTAAAGAGATAAATATAAACACTCCGTTCTTTGGTAATAGTGGTGCAGTTACTCCCGCTAAAGCAACGGCAGAAGAGAGACCATGTGAACATTGTGATGAACCATTACCTTTTTGAGGTAAGATTAAATAACTAACATGGAAATCAAAACTACAATAGAGCGAATAGAAAAAGAGATGATTGATCGTGGCTTATTGCCGAGGATCCAGACCAAAACAGAAGAAGAAAAGATCCGGTATTACTTTTCATTGATGTATGGAGCAGGATTTGATGAAGGATGTAAACAGGGATCGCATCGCAAACAGGTAGCTCAATATACAATGGAAGGAAAGTTAATAAAGGTTTTTGGTAGTATAACAGAAGCGGCAAATAGTGTTCATCGGGATAAGTCTGCTATTCAAAGATGTGTTTCAGGACAATCAGAATATTCCGGAGGTTATAAATGGAAATATATTAAAGATGTCACACTTGAGGACTGTCGTTGAGGCAACATGGGTAGAGGATGGAGAGGAAGTTCAAGAAAAATATTATCTCCTGCATTGGGGTTTAAAATATGATCTTATCCCGGATCCAAATGATAATTTTTATCCGGTTCATTTTACAGTTGCAATTTGTCAACACTACAAGACAGGAGTTATTGAAACATTTTTGCCAACACAGTTAAGAATTTTAGGAGTTAATTTAAAAGAATAAGTTTAATTAAAAAAGCGAAAAAAATGGCTAAGAAACAAACAAACAATTTCGACATCTCAGGGAAAGTCCTTGAGGTCGGTGGCGCAGAAAGAATTTCTGATAAATTCAGTAAAAGAGTTTTGATCATGGAGGTTTTCGATAACAAAGGTTATTCCAATGAGATCCCTTTCGAGTTCGTTAATCAGAGTATGGACCAGATAAAAGATGTAAAAGCTGGAGAGTGGGTAACTATAAATCATCAATATAAGTCCAGGAAAACCAATAAGGATGGGGTTACACGCAGATTTATAACAATGGAAGGAATATCATGTTATAAAGAGTAAGTTATGAGCGAAGGAGTAAAAATGCCTCTAATAAAGGCTCAGAGAGTCGCAGAGCGATTCTGTAATTATTTGTGGCCCTATACCAGCAAAATGTGTATTGCTGGCTCTGTACGCCGGGAATGTGAGTTTGTGGGGGATATTGAGGTTGTTGTTGTACCAAAGGATGAATTTTCAATGGGATTAGCATTTCCGGAAGGATTTAAAGGATTAACCATTAATGGATCCAGGCTTAAAAGATTTATTTATCCTGGTGAGGGTGTTCAGATCGAGTTGTATATAACAAATATTGCAGACTATGGAAGGATCCTTGCGATTAGAACCGGATCCAGTGCATTCAGTCATATTCAGCTCGCATTAAGATGGAATAGGCTGGGCTGGGCCGGAACAGAAGATGGATTAAGAAGAAAGACGGAATGTGATCATAAAAGTACATGGAAGATCAAGCCTGAATACAGGTTAAATCCGACAAAGCCCCCGGAATTTGATACGGAGGAGAAGTTCTTTGCTTTCCTGGGAGTAGAATGGACCCATCCAAAGGCTCGGAGTTGGGTCAGTAAACACAATGAATTAAATTATTCAAGATGAATCTGAAAGAAAAATTTACATGGATCTATGAGCATAACTACTGGAAAAGCAAGGAAAGCGTTTCCGGTGGAGGATCTGAACTTGCGAATACAAAAGAATTAATAAAAGCATTACCTCAGATTATTGAGAAATATAACATTAATAGTATGCTTGATGTTCCTTGTGGTGATTTTAATTTGATGAGGAAGGTGAGATTTCCATTAATGTTTAATTATGTAGGTGTAGATATCGTCGATGATTTAATAATAAACAATCGAAAAAAGTATCATAGCCTAACGAGGCAGTTTATTGTCCGGGATGCTACATGTGATAAGCTTCCAATGTTGCAGGAATTGATATTCAGTAAAGATTTTTTTATTCATTTATCATTGGATAATATCATAAAGTCAATTCTTAATTTCAAGGATACTGGTTCGGTATATTTAATGACATGTTCCGATCCGACAGCAACAGTAAATAAAGATCAGGATAACGGAGGTGCTTGGCGCCCTTTAAATCTTATGCTATCGCCGTTTAATTTCCCTGAACCATTAGAGATAGTAAGAACTAATACTACTATAATGGGTTTATGGTTATTAAGTTCAATAAAAATAGAATAATATGTTTCACGTACCAGAGAAGTATAGAGAGAGAAAGCATCCTCAGTTAAAATCTGATGAAAGTTATGGTAATAATGGATTTTTTATTATCCCTCATCCAAAGATTAGTGGTTACGAAATCCGGGCGCAAGTATCTGACGGTATGAAGTGGGAACATGTATCTATTAGTGTTGCTGCAGGAAGAAGAAAGGATGCACACCGATGTCCTACTTGGGGGGAGATGTGTTATGTTAAAAGTTTATTCTGGGATGAGCAGGATTGTGTTATTCAGTTTCATCCGGCTAAAAGTGAATATGTAAATATGCATCAATTCGTCTTGCATTTATGGAGGCCTATTGGAGTTACTTTACCTATTCCGGAAAAGATAATGATTGGTATTTAACTTTAAAAAAGAGAAATTATGAGCGAAGACAAACAATCCGGCCTGGTGAGGGTCGCAGAAGCAAGGCTACCGAAATTTGTTGAGGACGCCTATGAGAGCATCGAGAAAATGGAAAAGTTTGCAGAGATACTTTTAAATAGCAAACTGGTTCCAAACCATTTTTATGAACAATTGCCTGACAGAAAACCAGACTTCAGCAAAGGCAAGGTTCCTGCGGTTGTAGCAGTTTTGATACAGGGATATCAACTTCAATTGCCACCATTAACAGCACTCCAGCACATAATACCTGTAAATGGTTTGCTTTCAATTAAAGGGGATCTGGCAAAAAGCATGATCTTTAATTCCGGCAAATTAAAGTCTGGTAGCTGGAGAGAAGAAGAACACGGTAATATTGATAATGAGAATCTGGTCGTTCAGATTACCGCAACCAGATCCGATAACGGACAAACTTTAACAAGGTCCTTCTCAGTTGATGAAGCTAAGAGAGCAGGTTTATGGATTCCTATCGGCAAAACACAGGGAACGGATGGTTATAAATATCTTGCATCGGCATGGTGGAAATATCCGGCAAGGATGATAATGTATCGCGCATTGGGATTTATCGCCAGAGATCTTTTCCCCGATGTAATGAATGGCCTTTACACCACAGAGGAAGCGGCAGACATTCCAACAGATCAGACAATAACAATAGACCAGGGGGATGGAATAAAATTAACGATCCCTGATTCTGAATTTACAAGGCAACGGGGGGAAAAAATGACATCAAGGGCATTGGATAAGATTGAACCAGATAAATTCACTCCGGTTGATGATGGTAAAAAAGATGCTGCATTTACACCACAAAAAGGATCTGCAGAGATGCTCGATGGGAAGATAATAAAGAAAGATGGAGTTCCAGTTGATGATGGAATCCGGGATTTAACTTCAAAATATACTTTAAAAGGGATGGAGGAGATGCCAACTCCAGATCTCATGAAAATTATTTATGAGAATCAGGATATGATTGAGGCTGTGCAGGTAATTCCCGGAAAGAACACGAATAGAAAACTCAGAGAGATTATTTTTGCATATCAAAAAGGCAATCTATCAGATCTTACTACTCCCTTTATAACAGAATCAAACGCTGGAGAAGGTATTTCTCCAAATAAAGATTTTGAGAACCAGGGACAGGATCTTATTCCTCCTTCAAGTGGAGAACAGAATAAGTATGGCATTGAAATACCTCCATTTGATAAAGGCAATGAGAGGGAATTTCATACATATAAAAGTCTGTATAACACAATGCTTAATCTGACTCCGGGCATTGATAATGATAAATGGAAGGAGGTGGCCGCAGATCTTGAAATGTTTCCGGATAAATTTAAAAGCAAGGAGGATTTTTGCAAATACGCAACAGTAGATGAGATTTGCACTCTATTAAATAAAAATCATTTATCTTTGTGATTGTAGCTCTTTCTTACTGTAACAAACATAATAGGAGTTCCTTCCGAGATGGGTAGGGCTCCTATTCTTGTTTAACCTTAATAAAATTACACATGACTGATTTTACACAAATACCGATGCCGGGAACCGGTAAAGTAGCCGAATCAATGATATTCAAAACTATTTGGATAACGAGATCGAGAAGATCATTTTTAACCGGTATCTGGTTAAGGGAATTTCACCCGGGACATCCTTTTTGGTTCAATCTTTTTGCCCATGTGCTACCAAAGGCAATGAATAAATATCCTTATTTCCGCTTTTATTATAAGAATATCATCCTCTTAACGCCCGGAGAACATGCTTTAATGGACCAGGGTACAGAAGAAGCCAGAATTTCTTATGCATTAGAACTTGAGGAACGAACTAATGGCAAAAATACTGCGGATTGGGCTAAGATAAAGGCCCTGGAAGAAGAACTAAAGGTAGAGTATGGGAAATACTTTCCTACAAGAAGGGGGCTTATAATAGGATATAAATACAGTTTGACGGAACAATTGGAGATAGTTGGAATGTTAAATAAGAAATATCTTGAGAGTTTAAAAAAAGTGTAACTTTGGGGAAACGTTTCCCATGACGCAAATCAGACTCAAGAATAAAACTCAGGGAAATTCTATTCCCGGAAGATTGGTCCGGGTCGATCCTTCAGATCCCAAAGCTTTCCAATATATTGACATTGCCACCATTGATGTTATCGGAACTATTGATGATATAGTGATGCCTGGTAACTATGCTACAATTAATCTCATCAATCATCTTAGCCTTAGTAGTTATTATATACAAGAAGAATTTGAAACAACATCTAAGAATCTCAGGAGCTATCCTTATGCGCTTGCTTATGGAGTTGATGGAGTAAGCACTATTACATATAATCTTGGTGGAGGGCAGGAGATAGTCAAAACCTTTAATTATGTTGCAGGAGTTTTAACTTCAATAGTTTTATCAGGTGATACGCCATCGGGTATAGAATTAACTAAAACATTTTCATATACTGGCGATGTTTTGACGGGGATCCTATATTCTTAAATTAAGTATCTTTGAATACATAATAAACAAATATTATGGCAAAACAAGTTAAAAAGGCGGATAGTTCTGTAACAGGACAACCGGCATGGAAATTCAAGATTAAGGGTGAACAATATCTTGTCTTCACTAAAGATGATGATCTGAAAGTAATGCATAATGAGGAAGTCGTGTTTGATAAATTCAAATCTGATCTTTCTTATATTGAATGGATAAAGACAATTAATAGGTAGTATAAATCTTAAATACATAGTAAAATGGCAATGGTAGCAGCAGACTGGACAGTAACCCGGTCAACAAAAGTAATAGCATATATAGGAGCAGATCACGCTGGTGCTGCTACTTATGCTACGGTAATTGAATTTCACAGATGGTTACAGGCATTAGCTGATGATGCTGTAGCAGTTCCAGCGAGTACTGACCAATTGGACATAACCAACACTGATCCCTCGCGCAGGTCAACAGATAACATTATAACCCTTATCAATGGTTATACTATCGGGGCCACCGAAGCTGAACATCTTTATGATGGTTCTATTATTCAGGAAAGTGGCGATACAATATGGGATGGCATTGTAAACTTTGGAAATCTCTCAGTACAGATTCAGCTCATTCAAAATGGTGCTGTACTTTCTGATGACTGGTGGAATCTTGCCGGTGCTGGATTAAACCCAAGCGCAACCGCTGGTATCTCTCACAGGTTTATGATCCAGGTTCGCAGTAAAGGAGTTGATATTGATGGCAGGAGATTAATAGGAACCTGTCGTACTCTTACAGATGCTGCTCAAAAGACATTCTCGGAATTTTCTATCAATGGTACATCAAGAGGTAATAACGTCTTAGCATTGAAAGATTCCACTGACCTCAATAATACCGATAATGCAACTACAATTGCTGCATTTACGGGTATTACTAATACAGAAGGGCTTAACCTGATTGACGTTGATAATAACGGTACAAATGAAGAATACTACAGTCAATGGTTAAGGGGATCAAATACAATTAATCAGTTTTATGAGAGAATGAAGTGGCTCACAAGGGATGGGTCGAGTTCTACTATAAACGGATTAAATGGTGAGTTATTCAGGGGAATAACACATAGTTTCCTTTATACTGGAGAAACCGGGGGGGCTCCTGCTACAAATGATGAACTTGCCTGGGGTACTAATATTGTATATAGTAGTGAATCCGGTGGCCCTTTTCAAGTGGGTGAGGCAGTATGGGAAAGTACAGCAACTCCAGTATGGAAAGGTCGTATTCTTGCTCTTGACGATAATGGCACAACAGGAAGTATAATAGTAGCAATAGAATCTGGTACGGTTTTAAATGCTCAGACATTTGTTGGTAAAACATCTACATGTACAGCAACAGTTAATGGAACTCCTACTGCAGTAACAGGGGGTGGTACATTTAGAGTTTTTGCAGTACACGATGATGGTACAACAGGAGTTATTTATGGCCAGGTAATGAAAGGAATTGCGCCTTCTGCATCAGCAGTAATGTATGATGATACAGATGTTGCAAAATATCTTACAGTTAATGGTGCTCCAACCTCTCGTACTGTTTCAACACCTTTCTGCGGAGTATCAACTGGATCAGCACTTATTGGTGCTTATGGATTTACGCTTGCTTATGCTGCCTTATCTAAGGATGACAGGATAACAGACCTTACAGGAACAACTAATAATCCTCCCAATATTGTAACTAATACTGTATCTGGACTTACGGCTGGTGGTAATCCTGACAGGGTTCTTGTTTCTCCATGGGATGGTGTTACTTATGATACCAATGGTGATCCTGCAATAGATAAAGGACAATTACTCTTATCTACTGCATTAACGACAGATAATATAACAGCAGTAGTTGTAAAAGATGGTACAGAGGTAGCAATTCCTTCTGATACACCAAAAACTGCTGGTGGTTACATCCGAGTAATAGATAACAATGGATTCGAGAGAAGACTTCATTATACTACCTATGATAGTGCAACCAAAA